GGGGAGCTCGAGGATGGAGAAGAGCATCAGTCCAGGAGCCGCTGGATGACCTGGGGGTCATGGAAGCGGGAGTACCGCGGGCGGGCTCGGAGGTGATGGGCACCGGAGCCAGTCAGCCAGGACTGGGTAGCGAGCAGGGCGGGGAGGGTGAGGAGCGGGGGGTTGAGGGTCATGACGTCAAGGGGCTAGGCGGGCTTTGTGGAGGCGGGTCTGGGCGTACCAGGCGGCGATGGCCGGGGTCCAGGCCTCAAAGTGAGGCCAGATGAGGTCGCAGAGCTGGGTGATCTCCAGCTGGGCGTCGCGCTTGGCGCGGAGATCCAAGAAGTGCATCAGCGCTCGGAGGCTGAAGGTCACGACGAAGTGCTGACGGATGTCGAAGGGGATGAGGCCCCGTGCGTGTTCCTCTGCGAAGCCACGGGACATGAGATCAGCGAAACGGGCGGCGGCGCGTTCGCAGTCCCTCCGGTCGTAGATGCGCATGGCTTCGGAGTAGGCGTAACGTTTGCCCTGTCGGTCTGTGTAGTGGCCGGAGGGACGGAGATAAAAGACGTCCTCGATGTCGCGACGACCTTCATGAGCATCGACGATTCGCTTGCCGGTATAGCGCCCTGACTGGACATCAAAACTGATCCCGACGCGATGTGTGCGAGCCTGCTGCATCACGGAATGAGGGAACCATCCCACGTTGAAGGTGATCGCTGGGTGCTCTAGCGGGCCGTAGTGACCGCGGTCGGAGACCAAGAGGTGGCGGACCAAGGCGGCGCCGGCTTCGTCCTCGGGGGGAGCGGGTTCATCGGCGACGAAATGCTCGCTGTAGTCCTGGTGCATGGCTCGCCAACACAGGCGCTGAGGTTCGTGGGTGGAGGAGAGGAGCGCGATGCGGAACCGAGGATCAGGCGACATGCTTCCAGGTGATTCGAGAGCGGATATTAGAGATGTATTTAGAACTTATTCCATATTTCACTGATAATGACTGTCTGGATTCTTCGCTACGTCGAATAATCGAGACATCGACTTCTGTTAGCATAGCTCGCCCATTATTCGCACCTGCTGGCCAAGTGCCGTGAAACTTCCGGTCGGCATGGTTTCCTTTAGATGTGTCCCATCTAAGGTTGCTGAGTTTGTTATTGCGGACATCACCATCAATGTGACAGGCTTGTTCACCGGGCTTGGGAACGCTCACAAAAGCTTCTAGAACTAAGCGACTTACTAGCAGCAGTGTCGCTTTGTTGTCTTTACAGAGTTTGACCCGCAGGTATGGGCGTTTTCCTGTTTTTACGTTGAAGCGGAGAATCTTACCTTTTCTTTTGTAGCGCTTGCCGGAGTTAAGTACAAAGTATCTGTCTAGGCTGCGCACTAAACCTGTATTGGAGATTTCATATAACCCCTCATACCCGACAACAGGGTTCCACACCTCTGTGAGGCGCTCGGCATCGGGGGTGCAGTGGACGAAGGTGACGTCAGCCATGGCTTAGCCCTTGCGGAAGGTGATGGGTTTGGAGGCGATGTGGAGCTGGGGGATGAGCCAGGTGTCGCCGGTGACGGTGTCGCGGAGGAGGTAGTGGGGAAAGCCGCGCCAGAGTTCGCCGCCGATGACCTCGAAGAGGATGTCCTGGGGGTGGCCGAGGACGTTCACCAGGGCGCCGAGGCGGAAGCGCCAGGGCGGGCGGGTGAGGGCGTCCTCGGTGACCGGGACGGGGTTCGGGGCCTCAGGCGGCGCAGGCGGGGGAGACGATTTGCTGAAGTTCATCGGCTTAGCTCGGTAGGTAAAAACATGGCATCCTCAGTAGTAAAAGAATGCAAGGCTTTATTGCGTGCTTTTACGGCGCTATCCAGGTCTTGATAATAACCTAGATGTTTCCTGACACCTTTTATGGTTGTATAGACTTGCCATTTCTGCTTAGTTTTGTACCAATGTATGCCTGTATACTTTGATTTGCTATCAGCTCTAACTCCTCGGTTGATATTGTTCTGAGCGGGTGTAGCTAAGCGTAGATTGTCAATTCTGTCATTTGCCTTGTTCCTATCTTTATGATCTATCTGATAGCCGGCGGGTATATCTCCGTAAAACCAGCTCCACACTAAGCGGTGATGCAAATAGCTCTTGTAACGGATAGAAATAGCTCTATATCCAGTTTGCCGTATTCCACCTGCAGGTAGGCGGGTTGACTTTCTTATGGAATCGCGTTGTCGCCAATAAAGATGTCCGTTTAACGGATCATAAGAAAACATTTCCCACAAATCAGGCTGAGAAGGAAGCTCTAGAGTCATATTACTTACCTGCTAATAGGATCTCAACTCGGCTATAAAGATCTTTCAAGGTGAGATCATTATCAATGACCACGTCAAACTTGTAATCATTAAGACCTCCTTCGCTAGCATGTGTATTTATTTTTTCGACTCCTGGTCTTTGAATCATCCACAACTCACCTCCTAAGTCTTTGATCCTCAGTGCCTCATCCCAGAAGCGCACGTCGTCGACCACCACGTCGATGCCGCGGTCCATGTCGCGGACGGCGGTGCGTTGCCAGGCCTTGATCCACGTTTCAGGATGAACACATGCTCGGCCAAACTCGGTGCCAAGTGTTTGGCAGAGGTGACGAGCAGAAACTCCAACGTTCGGAATTGGAAGTTCCTTGTCTTCTACAAGATAACGCTCTATCTGAGCTGAGTCTAAACTATAGTGCTGCAAAAATGTTCGTACCATGGCTTTAATAGGCGTTGCAAAAGATAAAATCCGATAGCCGCGGCAATTAAGATACTGAGCTACCGAGGTTTTCCCTGAACGAGGGGCAGGGGAGTAGAGGCCGATCAGGCGAGGGTGATCAGTCATCGGAGGGGCGCTGGACGAGTCGCTCGAGGGTGTTGGGATTGACCAGATTGAGAATGAACAGATGCATCGCGGCTCCGGCCTGTTTGTAAATGACCGGAGGTGCGCCGCCTTGATCAGGTCCGAGGACTTTCCAGAGGATCTCTGCCAGGGCTTCGATTATTTGCTCGACCTGGGAGGGATCGGTCAGGAAACGCTCCAGGCCGTCGCGGACGTCGCTTGCCACCACACCGGGCGAGATGTCGAGGGCACGAGCATCAGTGACGAAGCGCTCAAGGAGTTCCCGGTCTCGGTAGAGCGTGCTGGCAGTGATGTTGGCGTAGCGCTCTTTATGTATCTGACGCATGACTGACAGCGCGATCGAGCCGGCGATGAGAGCGTGGATCGGATCGGTGATCTCCTGCGTCATTTGCCCTTCCTCTTCGTTGTGCGGGCGTAGGTAAAACGCTGAATGCGGGCTTGGAAGTGCTTATACAGCTGCTCAAGCGCATCTTTGTGAAGCACTTCGATCTGAGGAGACTCATCAGGTAAAGCCACAACAATCATTGCCCGCTCGATACACAACCCTGAAGACTTGTAGAGATAATTGGCAGCTGCTGTGTAAGCTGCTACCTGAAGCGAGTATTCGTACATCTTAGATTTATTGCGATAAGATAGGGCTGTCTTCCAATCACAAAGTGTTGGCTGATCTAAGTCATCAGCCATATAAGCAATACAGTCGAGGGTGCCGGCGAAGCCATCGGGATGCCAGACAGCGCCTTCCAGGAGGAGCGGGCGGTCGACCGTGGAGAGAAAGGGGCGGACGCTCTTCCAGTAGGGGGTCTGGAGGAAGTCGAACTCGGGCTCGGTGGCGTCGGTCAGGAAGCGCTCGACGGCGGCGTGATGATTGGTGCCGCGAAAACAGGCGAGGTCGCAGATGAAACGCGCACGTTCTTCGCCAACCGATTCACGCCATTCGAGGAGGCCGCTGTTGTCTCGGGAGCCGTCGAGGATGGTGGTGACAGAGTAGAAACCGCCGATGGATGTGCTGTAAAGCCCTTCAGGGCTGCGAACCAGCTCGTAACGAGGGAGAGCGCTAATCCTGTTCGGTGGATGCGGTGTAGTCAATGTCCGGTTGGCGAAGGAGCAGGTCGTTCGGCTCGCAGTTGAAGACGTCGAGCAGTGCGGCGAAGACTTCGGGATCGATGTAGCGGCTGCGTCCGAGCCGCACTCGGGTGAGCGTGTGCGAGGTGACGCCGAGTTCCCGAGAGAGGCGACTGGGAGACCAGCCACGCTTGAAGGCCATGTGCTGGACGTTGCGGGCCAGCACGATCACGAGTGGATGAGGGTTGATCTGTTCTGTCATGGAGTGTCCCCACGGAATAAAGGGGTGGCTGGTGGCCACCCCATTCCCGAACTGGTGATCAGGCTTTAGGCTCAGCGAACGGGTCGTCGCCGTCGAAGAGGGCACTGAGTTTGCAGGTCAGCTCGTTGAAGCGAGCGGTGATGTCCTTGGCAATGGGCTTCGGAGGGGCGGCGACCAGGCTGTAGCTGGTTTCCTTGCCGGAGCCAGTCTTCGACAGCTTGATGTCGTACTCGGTAGGGTCGCCGTAGTCGCTGTCCTTGATGTATTTGAACAGTTGTTCCATCAGCGACTTCTGGGTGATCTCGAAGATCTTGAACTCCTCGCTCTCGTAGTCGTAGACGAGGGTGGCGAGGAAGCGCTTGACCGAGATCTTGCCACCGAGGTCGGGCTTGAGATTGTCGGGGAGCTCGGCCGGCTTCTCCTCCCAGCGGACGGGCTTGTCTTCGGTGGTCCAGGAGGTCCAGCCGGTGATGCCCTGGCCGACGAAGCGCACACGGCGCTCCTTGTCGGTGAGCTTGGAAGGGTTGAGGTAGGCGCCGGCAGCGGCGGCCTCCTTCTGGAGTTCGTCGAGCGTGTCGGTATCGAGCCAGGCAGTGGCGGTCATGACTGTGAAAGGGGGGTGGAATCAGGGGACAGGGGGATGGCTTGAGCGGTGACGTGGAGTCGGAGGATCTGCTCGCAGACCTCAGATGGGGAAGAGCCAGAGCTTTGAGCCAGGTCGACCAAGTGGTGGTAGGCGGTGTCTGTGAGGTACAGGTGCCGCTTGAACTTCCGCTCGCCGTAGAGACGATGGGGCGTGCCCACTCCGTTTGGTCAACTGAAAGCAACCTAGGCGGGTGAGGCTGAGGTGTCAACCAGGACAGGTCGGGGCGAATGTGAGGCGGTCTGCAGCATGCTCACGAGATCGGCCTCGGGGAAGAACCTTGGGGCACCTGGACCCAGGAGAACAGGGATGAACACCTGTTCACAAGCCGGGTGGTAAACATCCCATTGCTGAAACGCCTGGGCATGCACCGAAAAGAGCCCTGTGTGCTCGGCGAGGCATAGAACTTTGATCAGTGGTGGATCAAAGGGGTCGCCACAGAGCAAGACCGTTGAATCGCCCTGGGTATGGATCTCGAGCAAGGGCAGGCAGGTCCACGGACAGGTGAGAAGCACAGGGGTGAGGTCCATGGCGACTGAGAGGTCGCCTGAAAGGTAAGGCCCGCTGTCCGGTTCAGGTGAGGTGAGTAGCGCTTGTTAAGAAACTCTGATAAAACTCCTACCTTCACCCTGGATTTCTTTTAGTAGCTCGTCCTCGGTGGGTGGGCCGCCCATCTCCGCGGTGAAGGCAGTGAGGGCTGGGAGCTCCATGGAGAGCTCGTCCGGGGTCCAGGGGTGAGTGTCCCGGATCACGTTCAGGAGTCGGTCGACGCGGTCGGCATCGCGGGCTGGGTAGCGCTCACGAACGACACGCTCGAGGTCGGTGATCAGATCGATGCCGTTGGCGGCCATGAGCCGGCGGATGGTTCGGCCCCAGGTCCAGCTGAAATCAGTGGCCTGGTCCTCCGTGAAGAACGTGAGGCGGAGGTCGATGTCGGAGGGGAGGCGGATGCCGCAGAAGACCTCGACCCACCAGCCGAGCGGAGGCGGCTCACCGTTCTCGGTGATGGGATAGGCGTGGCGGTAGGCGTTGGAGCTTTCGGTGCCGGGGATGAGGGCCTTGGTGGTGGCGTAGCGCCAGACGCAGTAGTTCAGGCGTTCTATCGCCACGAAGGTGCGTGGGCCGGGGTTCTCGAGGCGGGCGTGGCGCAGGCCACTGATCTGTGAGCTGTGGAGCCAGCCGACGCCGTTCAGGCAGGCCTTAGACAAGGCGGTCATGGTCGGATGGGACCACTCGTTGGTGTCCATCCAGCGGCAGAACAGGATTGAGAAGGCCTTGATCCCGTTCTCGTAGGCAGATCGGTGGTCCGTGGTGGTTGTGGTGGTCATAGGGGCGTGAGCGGTGCAGACCTTCAGCCTGATGGGCAACGGTTTGCGGGTCAACCCTATGACTCATAGTGCGAATACCTGACCTGTTCGTGCAAGCGATACAGATCTGAGGCTTGTACGAATCTGGTTGCACCGCTAGCGTGTTCCGGCCCTGGTCAGTTCCGGGGCACAAAAAAGCCCTCCCTGGCTAGGGGAGGGCTGGGTTCATCAACAACCGCAGTAACGTTACATGATCTCTTCATCTGCCTCAAGCACCGCCTCCACACTGGAAGGTCGGGCTATCGATCTACTGCGCGGCAACGTTTTTCCAGATTGGTGGACGTTCGTTCCGGTAGCAGGAAAAGCGACGTTCGTCAAGGAGTGGTCAACGAAGCCTTTGACCAAGGAGCAGTGCATTCTTGAGTACAAGCAGAAACAGTCCTACCGCGGGCTCGGGGTGGTCACCGGGGAGTTCTCGGGGGGCCTGATCGCGCTGGACATCGATGGGCTCCTGGCCGATGACCGGTTCAGGGCGTGGGTGGTGGCGCATTCGATGGGGGGTTACGAGGCGCCGGGGGAGGAGAGCACGATGTCGTGGACCTCTGGGCGGCCCGGGCGGCGGCAGATCCTGTATCGGGTGCCGGCCTCGGTGGTGCCTGAGCTCAGGCACGTCAAGACGCTGATCCTGCGCACCGATGGGGAGTGGCACCTGGGCCACGGGGATGTGGAGCGCACCACGGGCAAGCAGGAGGCCCAGAAGGAGGGCGACACCGAGTACGAGGAGGTGGTGCTGCGCTTCAACCAGTGCCAGTCGGTGGTGCCGGGGTCGCCGCATCCGAGCACTGGGAAGCGGTATCGGTTCCTCAACTACAACGATGGGGAGGTGGCCCTGGCCCCGGACTGGCTGCTGGACCTGCTGCGGGCTGTGCGCAAGCCGGTGCAGTGGCTGAGCGACGCCGACCAGAAGGCTCTGGATGCCGAGCTCGGGGAGACGGCGATCCCGTCGCGGCAGATCCGGGGCTGGTTCTTCAAGGAGGAGGTGCAGGCCCTGCTGAGGCCCCGGCTCGAGGAGCTGGTGTTCAAGCACGAGACGTTCGACGCCTATGGGTGGCGGGAGCGGGATGGGGCCAAGCCGCAACGGATGTCCGGGTGCCCCTGGCATGGGGGCAAGAGCGGCACGTCGTTCCAGTACTCACCGGACTCGGGGTGCTGGGACTGCAAGGCGTGTGGCGTGGGCGGCGACGTCCTGGACTTCGTCCACAAGGTGCGGGTCAACAACCTGCACGCGGAGAGGCCGCAGGGCCCGGACCTGGAGGTCTACGTGGCGGAGATCGCGACCGCCCTCGGGTACGACTACCCGGCCTGTGCGAAGGCGGTCGAGATGAAGACCCAGGAGGTGCCGCTGCGGCGGCTGACGGGGCATGAGTTCTTCTCGGCGGCGCTGAAGATCGAGGACTCGTTCGAGAACGCCGAGCTCGGGGACTACCACCTGATGGAGCTGGTGCGGGACGCCGGCCTGATGAACGTGTTCCGGTCGGGGCCGCAGGTGAGGGCGGCGCTGGAGCGGTTCATGCTCCACGAGCAGCAGGAGCTGGATGAGGCCGACTGGCAGGAGAAGTGCCGGGGGCAGCGGGACTACCTGATCCCGGACTTCGTGTCGAGGCCCAGCTCGATCATGCTGCACGCCAGGGGCGGCCTCGGGAAGACGCGGCTGGCGGTGCTGATCTCGAAGATCGTGGGCCAGCAGCAGACCATGAGGGTGCGGGGGCTGGAGGTGCAACCGACGCTCTCGGGGAACGTGCTGTTCATCGGCAACGATATGTCGATGACGGATTACGCCGAGTATTTCGATCAGCAGGGGATCGATACGGCTGGGCCGGATCGGTGGATGAAGTTCAAGCCGCAGTGGCAGCAGTCGCAGTACAAGGTGCTGCTGCGTTGGCTGAACGAGTACAAGCCGGTGCTGGTGGTGATCGACTCGCTGACATCAGTCAGCACGATGATCGCGGCGAAGGAGTACGAGAAGGAGTACGCGACGACGCTGTATCGGTTGGCGCGGGAGAACGGGACGGCGTTCCCGGCGACGACGTTCCTGTGGATCCACCACGACAAGAAGGATGGGACGGGGTTCCGGGGGACGGACACGCTGCGGAATGCGGTGCATGAGACCTGGCACCTGAAGGAGCTCTCGGATGAGGAGCGGGCCGAGTTCGGGGACCACGCGCTGATCCTCGAGATCGACAAGAGCCGGGGCATGCGGGGCGGGGACCGGTTCCTGGTGCGGGAGGACATCGAGGAGGCCCTGAGCCTGGAAGACCTCACGCCGACCGTGAAGCGGGACAACCGGGGCCAGGGCGACGAGACGCCGCGAACGCTCGTCCTCGGGATCCTCAAGGAGGCGGCGGGGCCGCTGACGGTCAAGGAGCTGAGATACGAGCTCAACAGCCGCCTGTCGGGGCGCCGGGGCCAGGGTACGCACGTGTCGCGGCAGACGGTGGAGCGCTGGCTGAAGCACTGGGTCTCGACCGGCCTCGTGGGGAGCGAAACGGTGAGACCAGCGGGACAGAAGGGAGGGAGGCCCTCGACGACGTTCAGAGCCCTCTCCCTTATACACGAGGCAAATGATGAGCAAAACCCCTTGATTTCCCCCGAGAACGACTGCGCTGCAGTGGAAGAGGTTTTGCAACCGGATTTTGAGCAAAACCCCAGTGCGCAAAACCCGGAGGCTCCCCCCGAGGGCGTCTCGGATGAGAGGGGCGAGACGGAGGTATCCCCCGAGAGCGAGGCGAAAGGGGTGACTGAAGAGCCACCTGAACAGGTCAATGCGGAGGGGCAACCGGTTTTGTCCATCGAGGCTGGAAAAACAGGCTTGAGCAAAACCCCCTCCCCTGAAACCCTTGACATCACAGGGATTTCGGAAGACGAGGCCGAGGTTTTGCTCACTTCGGCACAGGTAAAGGAGAAACCCGTCCTCCGCTACGAGCTCGACGACTGGGGCTCGGTTGATTGGGGGTGACCAATTCGGGAACCGGGGGCCTTGCCATCAGAAGTGGCGGGCCCTAGGGTGTCCTGACCTGAACGTGAATCGCTGATCGTGGCTGTTCTGGGATACAAACCCCGTCCTTCAGGACGGCTTTTCCTGAGACTCCACATACTCCCTGAGACGCTCGATGGGGGCTCCGCCAGCAGATGCGGCGAAGTAGCTGGGCGTCCAGAGGTGGGCTCCCCTGGCAGCCAGCTCAGGAAACTCCTTGCGCAGCATCCGACTGCTGACGCCCTTAGCCCTGGAAAGGAGGCTTGAATCGTTCGACGGCCTTCTTCTCCAGGATTTTCCGCGCCTTGCTTCTTACTGGCATCCAGTGGACCCTGGCGTCTGGATGCGCTTCTTCAATCGCGCCGCGCTTGTGGTGCCCCTGGATCATCCGCTTGGAAAGGTTTTGAGTTTCCCCGATGTAAAGCACTTTTTCTCCATCCATCAGGAAGTACAGGGCAGAGGCTTCTTCTATGAGGTCAGCCCTGGCAAGCGGGACTGACGGCAGGAGGTAGGGATTCAGGTTTGCTATGACGGTCTTCTGGTGCAGCAAGCGGCTTTCAAGGGAGGCGATGTATCCCCGAATCAGGTCACTCTGGCTTTTGCCAACCGCCTTGGAATACGCAAGCAGCAGGCTTGCTTCGTCGTCAGAAACCCTCACGGTCAGGGCGCGCATGTAGCTGTGCTGCGATTTGCAGTACAATACAAGGATGAAGCAACGCTACCGCTTCCGGCTCTACCCCCACCCGCATCAGCAGGTGGCGCTGGCTCGTGCGTTCGGCTGCGCCCGTGTGGTGTGGAACGACGCTCTGGCTCACTGCCAGGAGCTGCGGGCAGCGGGCGAGAAGACGCCTTCTGGCTACGCCCTGCGCAACTGGATGTCCGCTGCCAAGGCGGGTGTCCCTTGGCTTGCAGCGGCACCCTCAACGCCTCTGTGCGAATCGGTGCTGGACCTGGCGGTTGCCTACAAGAACTTCTGGGCCAGCTGCACCGGCAAGCGCAAGGGACCGAAGGTGCGGGCGCCTCGTTTCAAGTCGAAGCGAGACAGCCGCCAAGCCGCCCGGTTCACGAAGGTTGCTTTTCGCTGCCATGAACGCACCCTGCAGCTCCAGAAGATCGGCAAGGTGCCCATCGAATGGAGTCGGGATCTACCGGCGGAGCCCAGCTCCTGCACGGTGATCCGTGATGCCTCGGGCCGCTACTTCGCCTCTTTCGTGGTCGAAGTCGAAGGTGCCGCCACCTGCGCCATCCGCCCTCAGGAAGGGCGGGCCATTGGCATTGACCTGGGCTTGGCATCCCTTGCCACCACCTCGGATGGCGAAAAGGTGCCCCTGCCAAAGCACTTCGATGCAGCGCGGAAACGGCTGCGTCATCTGCAGCGGCAGGCGGCGAGGAAGCGCCGTTGTGTCCCCAAGGGCACGAAGGCATCGAATCGCCTTAAGGCCGTGAATCGCAAGATCGCCAGGCTTCACGCCAGGGTTGCAGACCAGAGAACCAATGGACTGCACCAACTGACGAGCCGCCTGGTGCGCGATCACGATTTCATCGCCATCGAGGATCTCAATGTGTCCGCGATGTTGAAGGCACCAAAGCCGGTGCTGGATGAAGCGATGAACCGCTGGCTGCCGAATGGTCGTGCGTCGAAGCGCGCCCTCTCCAGGGCGATCTCTGACGCTGGCTGGGCAACCTTCCGCACCATGCTGGAGCAGAAGGCCGACCGTGCTGGTAAGCGGGTGGTGGCGGTGAACCCCGCCTACACCAGCCAGCGGTGCAACCAATGCGGCCACACCGAAGCCGCAAACCGCCCGAAGCAAGACACCTTCCGGTGCCAAAGCTGCGGGCACACCGAACATGCCGACATCAATGCGGCACGAAACATCTTGGAGGCCGGACTGGCCTTGTCTGGACGTGGAGCCTTGCGTAATCCCGAGCCTCGCTCGGTTGCTGGCTGTGAAGCGTCAACCCTCCTGAAGGTGATGGCTCATGCAGCCTGATCCGAGAAGGAATCTCCGGCCTTCAGGCCGGGGAGGATGTCAAGCATCCCCATGCGCAGCGTAGAAGGAATCTCCGCCGTTCACGGCGGGTAGGAAGTCAACAACAATGCCATCCGCGCAAGCAACTCGTAACACTGAAGCACTACAGCGACTGGATTACGAGGTCATTCGAGGGCCTAAAGATGCTTCAACGCTGAAGACGATGTTAAAGCGAATGGTCACGACGAATAAGTGTTTAGGGATAGATACGGAGACAACTGGACTTGATCCGCTTGTAAATCAAGTACGTTTAATTCAGATCGGGTCTGCTGACTTCGCTCTGATCGTCGATCTGGATGGGTGGAGACGAGCTGGAGACCGTGCGGTGCCGTGGGAATCACCGGGATTGAGGGAGCTGAAGAGCTACCTCGAAAGCAGAGCTCCCAAGGTGCTTCAGAATGCTGCATTCGACCTGAACTTCCTGGGGGGTGAGGGAGTCGTCCTCGGGGGCGCGCTGTTTGACACGATGGTCGCTGCGAAACTTGTGAATAATGGCTGTGGTGTACGGAATGATTTGGGATCTATTACTGATCGTGTGCTCAAAGTCAAGCTCCCTAAGGAGTTGCAAAAAGCTGATTGGTCTGGTGAAATAACAGACGAAATGTTTCATTATGCGGCGCGTGATGTGATTTGCCTTCCGATGCTTGTGAAGCCTTTATCTGAAGCATTGGTTGGCTCCAAGATTAAGCCAGGCTTTACGTTGTGGGATTTGTTTCAGCTTGAGATGGAGGTTTTGAAGCCTATTGCGTTGATGCAATGGCATGGATTTGCGTTTGACAAAGAAAATGCGATTGAATTGCGTGCAAAGCTAGAGGAAGAAGCAGAGACGTTGAAGCTGTCGTTTCTTCAGCTTTTAGATGTGGAAATCAAGAAGCGGCATTCGGAGGAGTCAGGGGTCTGGTTGCCTCGCGAGGCGGATGGCAGCTTCAACACCAGGGAGAAGGAGTCGGGCTCGGTGCGGAAGGGCACGAAGGTCTACGCCGGCTTCAACCCGAGGTCGACCAAGCAGATGGCTCAGCGTTTTGAGCAGGCGGGGATTCTGTTGCCACCTGACGAAAAGGGTGCCCCGAGCTTGGATCAGAACCTGCTTGCATTCCTGCGAAAAGACTACGAGCTGATTGACAAGTATCTGACGTGGAAGACAGCTGTTACTCGCGTCTCAAACATGGATACTCTGTTGGAATCAGTTGGACCTGATGGTCGCATTCACTGCAATTACAAGCAGATGGGAACGGAGACTGGGCGTCTGTCGGCTGCATCGCCGAATTTGCAGCAGGTGAATCGTAGCCCTGAGTTTCGAAGCAAGTTTGTCGCGGAGCCTGGACACGTCCTCGTGGTGGCCGACTTCAGCCAGATCGAGCTGCGGGTGGCGGCGGAGCTCTCAGGAGAAGAGCGGATGCTCGAGGCATACCGCGCAGGGAGGGACTTGCACACCGAGACCGCAGCGCTGATGACGGGCGTCGCTCTCGGGGAGGTCACCAAGAAGCAGCGCACGTCGGCCAAGGTTGCCAACTTTGGACTTCTTTACGGAGCTGGAGCGGCGACTTTAAGGAAGCAAGCTGTCGCACAATATGGTATTGATATGGAGCTTGAAGAAGCTCGTGAGATTGTCAACGGCTTTCGTAGTGCTTATCCTCGCTTGTATCAGTGGCAAGTAGAAGAGGGCAACAAGACGACGAAGGCAGTGACGACCGCCCTCGGGAGGAGACGGATGCTCGTGGGATTCAACGACAAATACACCACGAGGATCAACACCCAGGTGCAGGGCACAGCCGGAGACATTGCGAAGCTTGCAATTCGGCGCCTGTGGAAGGAGATCTGTCGAGAGCCTGGGGAAGAAGCGAAACTCATCGCCATGGTTCACGACGAGATCGTCCTCGAGGTGAAGGCTGAAGCTGCGGAGCGTTGGTCGGAGGTGCTCAAGCGCTGCATGGAGGAAGCTGGCGCGGAGATCTGCAAGGAGGTGCCCATCGTCGCTGAGGTGTCGACGGGAGCGACATGGGCAGACGCCAAGTGAGGTGGCGATTTACGCTGCAGGCTCATCCAGCCTATTCTGGTTAGGCCTTCCACTTATCCCAATGCTGACAGGCGCGGAACTCATCGATTTCGTCAAGACGTCGGAATCGGCCAACGACATGGAGTTGGCTAGGGCTGCTGGTTATGTGCGCACGACCAAAACAGGCAAGGATCAGGTTCTTAAGAAAGCCTTCATGAACGCGCTGCTTGCTGCCAAAGGTATCGAGCGTCCCATGGGCCGCGGGCCTGGTAAAACTGCGAGGTACGAGACCTCAGTCCACAAGAACGGTGTCATCTTGATCGGCAAGACGTACTCGGAGGTTTTCGGGCTGAACCCCGGCGACTTCCTGGACATCGTCATCGAGGGTGATTGCATCAAGCTTGTGCCCCAGCCGTTTGCTGAGGAAGCTGAGGAGGCGTCGACCAAGAGCAAGGTCAAGGCCTGATCTGTGAGCAGCGCTGAAGAACGAGCTCGGTTGCTGAGTCGTCTTCAGCGCATCGCGGAGAAGCTCCCTAGTGGGCTTCTCCATCGTTTGGTCTTAGACGCACAGTTCTTTCATGACTGGAACATGCGTAAGAAAGGTGCGCGATCGTCGGCGCGATTGTCGCAATATAAAGCCCGCATGGAGCGGGCAGATGAAGCTTATTGGAAAAGAGTTAAAAACAGGAGCGCCTAACTTGTTCAGGAACCGGTCATCCCGAGATCGCAAAGAGCTAGCTCTCGGTGGTAACGGTAGTGGAAAGAGCGTCCACGTTGATCCTTTTTGAAGCTGGCGGGTGAAAGCTTCCCTGTAGCCACGTAGTTTTGCAGCGTCCTCGGAGAGACACCGGTGATCTTGCTCATCTCGGCGGGTGTCAGCCACACAACGTCTTTGCGCGGAACGTAAGTCTCCAGTGACTGGAGACGCCGGTTGATGTGCCGGAGCTCCTCGAGGAGTTGTTTACCGAGCTCGGAGTCCACCGTGAGATCCATGGCGCAGGGGCATTTTCGCGTAATGTAGCGCGGCTTCGCTCAGAAGCGAACGGGTCGGGGCGATGACCTGTTCAGGTCACACGCTCTCGGTGGCCATGGCGCGGCGGAGGTCGCTGGCCTGGATGTGGCGGTGGTAGGTCTGCTCGTGGACCGCGGCGCTGTGACCGAGGGCGCGGGCGCAGAGGGTGAGGGGCTTGCCGGCCTCGATGCTGCGGATGGCCCAGCGGTGGCGGAGGTCGTAGAGGTCGAAGTCGGGGAGGAGCTCCGCGAAGATCGGGGCGATGTCCTTGGCGCGGCGGCTGTGGCGCCAGGCGTCGACGAAGCGCTTGGCCCGGGCGGAGTCGTAGTCCTCGGGGTGAGTCCAACGAGTCTCAGCCGGGATGGCGATGTCACCGAGGGCGTAGCGGTCGATCCAGGCTCGGGGGAGGGCGAAGCAGGTGCGCAGGGCCGGTGCCCGGTTGCGGCGCTTGATGGTCAGCACCTCGGCGGTGCCGTCGTCGTGGAGGACCAGGGAGGGGATCTCCGCGGGGCGGCAGCCGAAGGTGGCCAGGGCGGCGTAGCACCAGCCCCATTTCGTGGGGCGGAGGGCGTCGAGAAGGGCGGTGATGGTGTCGTCCTCGGGGATGGTCCGTTCGGCCGGGGCGTAGCTGCCTTGGAGCTCGCTGATGCGCTCGAGGTTGCCGGGCAGGCCCAGGTGGCGCGCCAGGCGCTTCAGCACCTTGCAGCATTCCACCCGAGTGCGGGTGCCGGGCTCGGTGGTTGTGATCGTGCGGAGGAGCGTGTCGAGCGTGCAAGGCAGCGCTGGGGGTAGGCGGCGTAGCTCGAGGTGGATGCGCTCCCAGGTGCGTTCGGAGGCGGAGTTGCGGGGGCGGCTCTGCCAGTAGGCCACTTCGAAGGAGTGGATCGCGGCGCCGCAGGACATGGGGGCGGCTTCGCCGTTTTCCGATGAGGGCCGCGCAGCGGCCGGGGCCCAGGGCAACGCTGGGGGGTAGGTGCCGGCCTCGATGGCGCCGTGGAGCTGCAGACAGCGGAGCTCAGCGGTGACGAGGTTCGCCGGGACGGCCTTGAGGTCGAGGGAGATGCGGCGGCGACGCTTGGTTCCCCCGGGCTCGGGGAAGGTGCCGCGGATGACCAGGGCTTGGCTGCGCTGCTCGACCAGCATGCGGAGGCCCCGCTCTCGGAGGGCGGCGTTGAGGGGAGCCAGGTCGAGCAAGAGGGTTGGACCGCGCTTGGACCGTTCTAGTACGCGAAACGGCGCGAAGCATCGCGAGGCGTGAGGGTCGCCGTCCTAAAGAAAAAATCCGAGAACCCAGTCAGTGGCTGAGAACTCGGGTTGTTACTAAGCGGAGAGGGTGGGATTCGAACCCACGGACCCTTGCGGGTCGCCGGTTTTCAAGACCGCCGGCTTTTGTAGCAGAACCGTTGCAACTACTGGCTTTACTTTGATAGCGCGAAGTGATTGGACCGTTTCTGGCCCGCCTACAGTTGAGCGAGCGACTGATTGGGTATGGCCACGAAGAACGCGCAGCAGTTCCCGAACACCTGGGAGGACGTCGCTGCCGCAGCAACGGCGACCGGGGCGCGGTTCCCCGAGCTCGTGGCAGCGCAATGGGCCCTGGAGAGTGGTTGGGGCAAGCACACGAGTGGTAAAAATAATTACTTCGGCTTAAAGGGACCGGGAACTTCTACAAAGACGCAAGAAGTTATCAACGGGAAAACCGTGACCATCACAGCGAGTTTTATTGACTTCCCTGATCTTGTTACTTGTGTGAGTTATTTGGTGTCTCGCTGGTACAAGGATTGGAAAGACTACAAAGGTGTTAATAATGCGTCTGATCGTGAAGCGGCAGCGCGTTCGCTGGTTGAGCAGGGCTATGCGACAGATCCGCAGTACGCGGAGAAGCTGATCGCCTTGATGAAGGAGAAGGCGCCGCTCTCGGGGGAGAAGCCGGCTATGCAGCCGTTAAAGGATAAACCGCTGTTCCGTATTACGGCGACGCAGCCGACATTCCTCAAGAAGCAACCGGTGCAAGCCACCGAGCTCGGGGAGAAGGAGAAGGTGGCCGTTGTGAAGGGGCGGGGCTATGCAGTTCTTGCATACTCCGAGGTCGCCGCGGATGCGCATGCGCGCGTGGAGCTGGCAGCGGGGTCAGGGACGTGGTTTGTGTTTGAGCCTCACTGGCAGCAGGATCAGCCGATGGGGGAGGCGCTGCCGGCCTCGGTGGACTGGGGTGACTTCAACTGCCTGGTGACGGCGAACCTCACAGTCGGTGAGATCCTGCAGTGGGATCGCAGGCGCATCCCGGGGCCGAATGCGTCGGTGCGGGCCCGGCTGCTGAACACTGCGGCAGCATTTCAGCAGATTCGGGACGCCTGGGGGCAGCCGCTGGGGGTGACGAGCTTCTACAGGCCAGAGCCGATCAACACCGAGGTCGGCGGCGTGCCGAACTCGCGGCACGTCTCAGGGGAGGCGATGGATGTCTATCCGTCGAACAGGAGCCTCGAGGAGTTCTATCAGTGGATTCGGCGCCGGTGGACTGGCGGCCTCGGGGATGGGCGGAACCGGGGGTTCGTTCACCTCGACACCCGTGGGGGTGGAGGGTTCGTGCCGGGGGCAGGGGCTTGGCCGGCTGCGGAGTGGCTGTATTGAGGTTGCGTTGCAAACATTCGCACCGGTTGCTGCGGCTGGACGAGGTATTGATCCAGCCCTGGCGGCAGGGTGTCAGCGGCGTAGTTGGCATGCCAGCCGGGCAGGACGGTGGGTGGGACCAGTTCAGCGCCGGTCTGTTGATCCCAGACGCCACCTTTCGTGATGGTGCCGATCGGATCAAACGCCCAGCCAATGTCAGCCTGGCGGTAGTAGCCGGGGTTGTTGCCGATGGGGGCGATGTAGATGCCAGCGGCCCCCAGGGCGGTCTGAGCGGTCGGTTCGTCGGGAAAGCGCAGGTAGTAGGTGGTCATGATGGGCGGGTGATGTTGGGGAGCGAAGTGAGCGATTGATCCCAGGTCGTGAGTCGGGCCAATGTGCCATTGAATGTGTTCCCGGCTTGCAATGCACCGATCCG